ATTGTATTCTGTTTGCGATAAATCATCTGGATTTACAAGTGGTGCTCTTTTAAAAGCATCGGTACTAAAAATAGGCGCAGATAAAAGATTACTACCTTCTGGTTTAGGTGGTTCTATAGCTTTTTCAATTTCACTAGCAGTAGGTACTATAGGTGCTATCCCTATCTTAGAGGCATCTGTAGAAGAGGTAGATGGATTATTTGATAAAGTAGCTATCCCTCCTGTTGATTCAGCTGTTGTTTGAGCTGGTTGAGCTGGTTGAGCTGGTTGAGCTGTTGTTTGAGCTGTTGTTTGAGCTGGTTGAGCTGTTGTTGGTTGAGTTGTTGGTTGAGTTGTTGGTTGAGCTGGTTGAGTTGTTGGTTGAGCTGGTTGAGTTGTTGATTGAGCTGGTTGAGTTGTAGTATCAGGAAATGCTTGTGACACTAACGGATTATTAGGCATAACGTCTTTAAGTAACTTACCTGTATCATTTATAAACCTAGTAGTATCTAATCCATTAGCCACTGCAAAGGCAGTTAATGCCTCTCTAATGTCGTTAGGATTACTAAATTTAAGTGGTTGTTTAGTAGGCTGTTGACCAGTTGTTTGACCAGTTGTTTGACCCGTAGGCTGTTGACCAGTTGTTTGACCCGTAGGCTGTTGAGGGGTAGGCTGTTGGCCAGTGGTTTGACCCGTAGACTGTTGACCCGTAGGTTGTTGATAAGGTACATACGGTTTTGAAGTATCAAACAATGAAGCAGAAGTATACGGATTAGTAGGAAGAGTATAGTCCATTTTACGAGATGCTCCTATGGCTTCACCTGGTTTAAATTCTGTAATAGATTTAGTAGAAGGTGCTATTGATGTTTTTTGTAAACTCTCAGGCAGTGATTTAAGTAACTCTTCAGGGGTTTTTCCAGTAGATGTACCTAATATAGATTGAAGCTTTTTGTCAGCAGCAGCTTTTTGTTCTGGAGTAAGCTCTTCAGTAGCAGTAGGAGTATTAGAAAGTAAAGTAGTATAGTCTTCTAAATCATTAGAAGCTGCAGTTGTTTGTATCTGTTTTTCTTTATCAGAAGCATCTGGGTATTTTTTAGCAATCGTATCTGATATTTTTTTTAGTCTCTCTTTTTCTAAATCATCTAGCTCATTAAGTGCTGTTGTATTCCAATAATCTTTAGGGCGAGTAGGATATATATCCCCATAAACAGATTTTATATAATCAGTAAATTCTGATTTAATTTTTGTATCATCTGGATTTTCGTTTAGATAGGCTTTATAAGCTGCTATTTTATCAGGGATAGCCTTTGCATCAGTAATACTAGATGCAGGTGGACCTGCATAATAGTCAGCCATTTTAGTCCATTCTTCTTTTGCACCTGGGTATGTACCAAAATTAGGATAAGTACTTATATAATCTTTAATGTACTTAGCTTTCTCTTCTGGGGTTGTTATATTCCGACTAGCCAAAAGGTCTGCCATATTCTTAGCATAACCAGCCGCATTCCCAGTTGAAGTTGATGTATAATCGGGTTTAGTAGTTGCCATTACTATCTCCTATACGGGTAAATGTTTATAAGCTTTAGGGTTGTCCGAAAACTTCCCTTTACCCATGGTTTTACTACGATCTTCTTGTATTCTATCCATCATATCGTATAAACGTTTAGCTCCTGCTTCTGTTGACCCATTACCTAATTCAGACACAATTCGAGCAGGTAGTACAAATTCTCCATCTGCTAAACGTGCAGGTTGTTTATTAGAAATAACAGCAGGAATATCATCTGATACCCCATCACCAGGACCTTTTAAAAGCCGTCCTCCATCTGAATAACCTCCTAAATCTGATATACCCCCAGAAGCCATTAGCTGTACTGAGTTTCCGTTACTCATATCAACATTATCTAATCCAGTAATCCCTCCATCAGCATAGGGCCTATAAGCTTTAGGAGAATAGGTAAACGATGTACGAAGGGGTTGTACTACAGGTATAGACGGGTTAGATGTAAGTGCATTTGAAATAATTGGAGATGCCACCATTCCCACACCTGCTGAAGTCAACATAGGGTATTTAGCTGCAAGAGATCCGATGTTACCTAATGCACCTTCTTTACCTGCAAACGATGCTAAAGCGGGAGAAACTGCACCGCCAATCCCTCCTGACAAACCGCCTACTAACATACCTTTTCCTATATCTTCACCTGTTAGTGCGCTTTTAGCAGCCCCTAATCCTGACCCATACACAACACCCTCTAACGCTTTACCGCCTATATTAGCCGTATCCCCTGTTGCTCCTAATGCACTTGCAGCGCGTTCTCCCCATGATTGCGTAGCTGCTTGTTTTCCTAATTCACTTACAGAAGAAGGTATTGCATTACTTCCTGCGCTATTAATTGCTTGAGCAACACCTTGATTAGTTATACCTCCGCCAACAGCATTTAATGCTGCTTGGTTAACTCCTTCTTGACCTAATGAACTAAGGGCTGGTGTAATTGCTTTTGTCGCTGCTTGATTTGCAGCTTCTGCTGTAATCCCATTATTAATAAGCCCTAATGAGTTAGTCGCTGCTTGTTTTGCGGTTTCTTGGCCTATAACTGGAAGTGAACTATTGATTGCATTAGTGATGCCTTGATTAGCACCCTCACTAATAGCTGCTCCACCAACACCACCAGCCGCAGAACCGCCCGCTGCTCCACCAGCAGCACTACCACCAGCCGCTCCACCAGCAGCACTACCACCAGCAGCACCACCGCCACCACCTATAGCACCGCTAATACCTCCTGTTAGAGCACCACCCAATGCACCAAATAATGCACCTTCACCTGGATCTGATCCTCTAAGAGCAGATATGCCTGCTCCTAACCCTGCACCTAACGCTGTACCTACCATTGCAGATATAAAGCTCATTGTAAGTCCTCAATTAAATTATTTGTTTTTCTATCAAACTCTTCGTAAGAATCTGATACGAGTTCGTCTTCTATGTCACTAATTTCTATACTATCGGTTCGATGTACAGTGATAAACGTGCAGTCTGTTTCAGAATACACCAGTCGTTTAATACCAGGATTGTCTATGGTTATATAAGGAGCAGACACAACAATAGAAGATTCTCCATTGGTGATACGCATCGTGCCTTGCGCTAAAATCCCTATGCTTTCTTTGTTATGGATTTTACCTGTTACAAAGCATCCTGCTGGAATAAAGACAGACCTTACATACACCCCATCTATTTGATAATGGTTTGGGTGAGATTCTATTTGCGGCATTGTTTTTAATACCGCTTCGGCAGCTAGGATTTTAGGTATGAACCCTTGATTGGCTAAATCGCTCATGTAACCTCCAAATTTTTTGTAATATTATCATGAGTATAAAGCTGAAACAAAGGTAACTGTTAAAATTGTTGGGGGGATTGCGGGAGAAAAAGCATTGGCTGGAACAGCTAATATTTGAGCAGATGTACTATCAGAAGCCCACATCAATTCAAAGTAGTCATTTGCATTCATAGGGAAAACGAAATTCCATGCAGCGATAGATTCTGAAGAGGACGAACCTGTAAGAGAAACTTTAGAATTAGTGTTTGCTTGGTCAACACCGTTAATTCTTGCCCATATCCAAACGTTAATAGTTCCACCCGATGTTTTAGCTAACTGCAAAGAAAACTGAAAGTTATACACACCATTCTGTTCAACAATAATCCTTGAACTAGGTGTTCCAATAGATATTTGATGTGCGGTATTAACCGATGTAAAAGGCACCCCATACGGGGTGTTAATTACTGCAATTGTTTGAGTGACTGTATTAGATAAAGATGCATGGGGATATTGTAAGTATACCCCTCCTCCATACCCCAATAGTCCTTTTGTAACGTTGTCTATATTACTAAAATATAGTCGTAAGATATTATTATTTTGGTCTGTATAATATTTATCATATTGTAATGGGGCAATAGGAAGAGCAGGTGATGTTGTTGGAAGTAATCTAAGCTTTATACTCATAATGTAATTGCCCCTCTACGTCCATCTTGTCTAAACTCAATACGAGTAGCACCTAATTGCCACATTACACCAATTCCTGTACTAACAATTTTAATAGCAAACTGACGGCCACGAACGCGTAAAAAAAGCTGTTCAGTAAATTCCTCGACATTAGCAGACGCCATTTTGACAATTGCACTTGAATTTACACCTCCTAAAGAGGATGGGTCTAAATACCCTGACCCAGAATCATATAGAGGGTATATGTAAAATGTTGCACTAGGAGTTAAAACAGTAGATCCTCTAAAGGTTAAGTCGGGTAGTATTTTTCTAATAAGCGCAAATTGGTAGCCGTCCGCAGCAACCCCTTCGTCTACATTAAGGTCAAATTCTGTTGATGTGATATACGCTTCAATACCTACTGTTGTAGCATCTTGGTTATTGTCTATACCTGATTCATGGTATACCAAATTATTACTGTAAGTAGCTGCTAGTGGGTTTGGCAGAATACCTGTGTCTAACCATGCTGTTCTTCCCATCGTTCCATAATACCAAATATTTTCACTGTAATTGTATATAACGTACTTATCTACAACAGTAGACGCATTTGAGCAATAAAACCACCAGACTTCATTAAACCCTTCATTAGTACCTGAAAATACTTGCTGGTCTTGGTTATTATTAAAGTCATTAAAAATATACTCTCTTAAATCGCAGTTTAGTGTTTGAACACGCCCATCGTACTTATAGAATTTATCAGACCCCATCCAATATACTACGCCTGATGCTACAGATACTGCATTCTGATTAATGATTGAAATATTATCAGATAATACTTCTGACCCCCACACAATGGGATACCCTAAATACTGTAAAGAATAGATAGTGCTATCTGTCCAAACTAATACCTCTTGGCGTGATTGAAGCGCAGTTATAATTTGAGAGCCGTGTGTTAGACGCAAAGATCCTGCTTGATTGGTTAGAGCAGGTGTCCACATGGCTGCATTTTCTTGGTCTGACCATCGAATTAACAATGGGTCTTGAGTAGAACTTGCATAATCATTACAACCAAAAGCAAAAACAAAACGATAGGTGTCTGATACAAAGATATAGTTTTGTACAATCGGTACATCTGATGCTTCTTGAATAGTGGTTAAGTTATATGGGAGCCACGACAATGATTGAGTCCCTGATTGAGTCCCTGAAGTATTAATTAATGCCCCTGATGGAGTAGCGGATATGTTAAATGATCCTGCGCTGTAATTACGTACATAATAAGTTATACCTGTTAGTACTCCTGTCGGAAGAACCCCTGATGTAACAAACATAATAGGTGCACCTTCGTAAGCAACTAAACTAGACGCTACTGAACAAACAGCAGGAGAAGCAATAGAAATATTTACCCCTGCATTAGCTATCCCTCTCCCTGCATCCCAATAATATAGCGGGCCGCCCCTATACCCAAATACTAGATTCTGTCCATAATTACTTTGTGACCATAATCTTAATGGTGCTAATGAATTTGTAACTTCAATACCCCAACTGCCTGTTCCCCATCCACCAGCTCCCCAACCTAATTGAGCAGATTGTGTAGCAGCTCCTGGATTCAGGTAATATACTGCTCTAGGCGTACCGCCCTTTCCTGTATCTGAACTTGTTGCAACAACATTAGTGGTAATAGTATAAGTAGAAGCATCAGTAACAGAAGATATTAAAAAAGAAGTCCCATTTAATACGGCAGTTGTTAAATTCCCTCCTAATCCTGTTGCACCATTATAAATAACATAAGCACCTACAACTGCCCCATGACCTGGATCATAAACACTTAATGTAGATAGTCCTGTGGTTGCTGTAAAAGAAGATGACAGTGCAGAAGAGTATCGAACAGGTGTTGCATCAAAATACGCGCCCCCTAAACTCAAATAGAATTTGGTATTAGTGCCAACCCCTGTATAAACAGCAGAACCTAATGATAACCATGACCATAAAGAACGACAAATACCCTCATAAACATTTGAGGATATTCGCTGCCACCCACCTATTTTTTGAGGACTCCCTTGTCTGAAGCGTATTTTATCGCAGTCATACCATCCGCCTTCATTACAGTAACGCGTCTTTTCTCGATTTACCCCAGACTTAAATACTATTTTTTTTAACATGGTAGTATTCCCCTGTTAATAGTTGTGATGCAACCCGTTTAGCCCGATTAGGTGTTTGAACTGCCCAATTACTATTAAGTGCTTCTGTATATGCTTTTTCCCAATCCTTATTATCTAAGGCATTTAACATTTTTTTAAATTTTGAAACACCTGATGCGCCTAATTGAAATGCCATATTGATTAGAGCATCACGGCGTGCTGCATCAAGGTTATGTAAATTAGGATAGAGTGCTTCTAAAGAAGTGGTAATATCTCTTACGTCATCATTAAATAGGTCATCGCAAAACGTATCCGTAATAACATTAGGGATTTTTACCCCTCTAAAATACGGTTTAACGTCTAAGTTATGTCCAATACCAATAGTTCTATGCTGACGCGAACATAAATACGTAATAAGTCTACGCCCTTCTTCATAAGTAATTTGCTCTTTTAATGTAATCATATTTTAGTAACACTAGAGGATAGAGTAGTTGCTGTAAGCGTTACAAAAGCTGTATTTACACTCGGGGTGGGTGCTCCATTGACAAATGCAACGGTATTAGTATTGACCCCAAAAGTTGGGGTAGTAACAGTTGGTGTTATAGACGCGTATGTTACAGTACTCCCCCCTACTGTATATGACCCTGTTTTAGTTCCATCTAAAGGTAAAGAGCTAAAAGAAATAGGCATAGTACTTCCAATATCCCCCCCTACTGAATACATATTATTACTATCTGTAACAATCGCTGATTGATAGTTGGTACTAATACTTTTTTGCCATTGAACAAGCCCAGAGGAATTTACTTTTACTATGTTATTGTTAGATGCACAGTATAGATTATTACTGTTATCAATACCTAATCGACTAGATGTAAACGATTGATACAAATAAGGATAAAACGTAGTTGAAACTTGCCATTGAACAGTTCCAGAAGAATTAAGTTTAAGTAATATCATCCCCGATACTGAAGAGAATACATAAACGTTTCCACTAGAATCGGTTTTTATAGATCCTGCATCGAAATTTGATGCTCCATAAATAAGATTACGTACTCCTACGCTCCATATAGGATTACCTGTACTGCTTATCTTATCAATTAATAAATCCGTGTATGCTGATATAGAATTATAATACGGTGTGCAGATATATAGATTACCAGAAGTATCAATGGATAAATCGGTAGGATACCTAATGTTTTCATTTGTAGATGTTGCATACCACACTACCCATGAAATACTCCCCGAAGGGGTTAATTTAAATAAAAAATCAGTTTGGGTGTAAGTTGTATTATAATAATTTGGACCTATTGCAATATACGCATTAGAACTTGAGTCTGCTTTTATAACATATTGACTGTTATAATTTGTAGTAATGGATACTTGATACTGCCATTGAATACCCCCAGAAGAATTTAAGGCCATTACTACTATAGCAGTTGATGAGTAATACCCAAGCAAGTATATAGTATCGTTAGGAGCACTACACATACTGTATATGGGGGATGATATGGAAAATTGCCATTGTAACAAACCATACGAAGTGTATTTAGCTATAAATCCCTCTCCAGTAGTAAGAGTCCCTCCCACATATACGTTTCCTTTACTATCTACAGCAATAAGAGCTGAACGTTGAAATTGTGGAGTTACCCCTAGTTGAAGTACCCCAAAAAAATTAGAAGGGGTTGTTACTCCAGAGGAATTTAATATCATTGGTAATATGCCACTCATTATGATAGTCCTGGGCCTGAAATAATCCAACTTGTTGACGTAATTTTTATAGCTGTTGCAGAACCGTATTGTGCTAAAGACCGCGTTCCTGATGAACCTGACCCTGCTAAATATAAAGTATCTGTTGTAATAACAATACTCACAACTTGAGCAGTCATATTAATGAATACCAATACCGTACCAATAGGGTAGGGTACTGCACTATTAGCAGGGATTGTATAAGTTCTAGCTATCGTATCTGTAGAAGGGTGAAATATGTGCTTCCCTGCATCAGATAGAACACAAGTATAATTAATTGATTGGCTGTTCTGAGGAACGTTTATATACCCAACTCCATTATTGCCATCAACTGTACAAGCAGATAAGGTACCGCTTTGAGGAGTTCCTAATATAGGCGTTACTAAAGTAGGACTAGTAGAAAGCACAACGTTGCCACTACCTGTTGATGAGGTTACTCCAGTTCCACCATTTGCGACAGGTAACGTACCAGTAACATTTGTTGATAATGAACAATACGTTGTTGATGTTGATCCCGTCCCTCCATTTGCTATTGGAAGTGCTGTACCCGATAAACTAACTGCTAATGTTCCTGATGTTGTAACAGGAGATCCTGATACAGATAAAAATGTAGGTACTGTCATAGCTACACTGGTAACTGTTCCCGATCCTGAACTACCAAGGTCAATAAAATCACTAGAACCCGTATTATAGGTAACAATTGTATTTCTTCCCGCAACAATAGTTACCCCTGTAGAAGTAGCAGTTTTTATTGTAACGGGTTTACCGCAGGCATTCACAATTATATACGTTTTAGCATGAGCGGGAGCAACTACAGATACTCCCCCTGCTGGAGTCCCGTATATACGTAATGCTGCACAACGAGCCTCATCTGTTGATCCGTTTGCAACTGATAATGTCCATGTAGCTGAAGAAGTAGCATCAAACGACACCATCTTAGCGATAGCATCCTCGACTAATGCTGTAATACCATTATTAATGACATCTCCCCACGTCCCTGTGTATTCACCCGTTGAGGGCTGAGTAAGTTGTAAGAGGGATGTATACGCACTCATTATTATTCTCCTAAAGGCTTACTTTCTTTAACAAAAAATCCTAGCATTCCAAATAAAACAGACGCTGCTGTTAACCCATCTTGTATCTCACCCGCATCAAAATTAACACCTGCTAACATTAATAATGATGCAACAGAAGCATGTGTACTAGGCTCTGCTAGTCTTGCTTGTAAGTATTTCCACGCGCCTAATATTTTACCCATAGTGCCTCCTATTGTTGATAGGTAGGTATGACTACCCAATTAGTTGTCTGGTCTGTATTTATTGTAGTCCAATTTGATGTTTGATTTGTATTTATCGCATTCCAATTAGGAGTCTGCCCATCGTCTATAGGCTCCCATAAATACCTACCTAATACTGAACTTGTTACCAATACAGATTCTAATAAAGAAGTATTAAAAGAAGTAGTTACTGCTAAATTAACAGCAGGCGTAAGTGATTCAGATTGAGATACAGTATAATAAGCTAAAACACTTAAATTAGCAGCAGGTGTGAGTGATTCTAATTGAGATACGGTATAAGAAGCTAAAACACTTAAATTAGCAGCAGGTGTAAGTGATTCAGATCGTGTAACATTAGTTAGTTTAGAAACTGTTAAATTAGCAGCAGGTGTAAGTGATTCAGATCGTGTAACATTAATTGGTTTAGAAGCTGTTAAATCAACAGCAGATGTAAGTGATTCAGATCGTGTAGCATTAAATACAGAAGTAACTGCTAAATTAGCAGCAGGCGTAAGTGATTCTAATCGAGATACGGTATAAGAAGCTAGAACACTTAAATTAGCAGCAGGTGTAAGTGATTCAGATCGTGTAGCATTAGTTAGTTTAGAAGCTATTAAATCAACAGCAGGTGTAAGTGAATCTGATAGAGATACAGTATAAGGAGCTAAAACACTTAAATTAGCAGCAGGTGTAAGTGATTCAGATCGTGTAGCATTAGTTAGTTTAGAAGCTGTTAAATCAACAGCAGGTGTAAGTGATTCAGATCGTGTAGCATTAGTTAGTTTAGAAGCTGTTAAATCGACAGCAGGTGTAAGTGATTCAGATCGTGTAGCATTAGTTAGTTTAGAAGCTGTTAAATCTACAGCAGGTGTAAGTGAATCTGATAGAGATACAGTATAAGAGGCTAAAACACTTAAATCAACAGCAGGTGTAAGTGATTCAGATCGTGTAGCATTAGTTAGTTTAGAAGCTGTTAAATCAACAGCAGGTGTAAGTGAATCTGATAGAGATACAGTATAAGGAGCTAAAACACTTAAATCAACAGCAGGTGTAAGTGAATCTGATAGAGATACAGTATAAGAAGCTAGAACACTTAAATCAACAGCAGGTGTAAGTGAATCTGATAGAGATACAGTATAAGAAGCTAGAACACTTAAATTAGCAGCAGGTGTAAGTGAATCTGATAGAGATACAGTATAAGAAGCTAGAACACTTAAATTAGCAGCAGGTGTAAGTGATTCGGATCGTGTAGCATTAAATACAGAAGTAACTGCTAAGTTAGCAGCAGGTGTAAGTGAGTCTGATAATGAAACGTAATAGATATTTCCGCTACTAGTAAGAGTAGCACTAAAAGGTAATGTAGAAAAAGGAGCAGCAGAAAATATCATATATTAAATAGGTGATATATCTATAGCAGGTAATTCTGGAAGATTAAAAAATTGCCTAGCTTCATGTTCATTAGAAAACCAATACCAACCCTCAACTGGGTAAGTATAATCGTCTTTGGTCTCAATAACCAAAACTGCATCTGGGGTCATTACTGAATCCCCTATCAATAAATCGCCATTATCTAATTTAGCAAACATAAATTTACCCTGTAATAGTCCAACCTTTTAACAATGCTTTTGAAGTGTCTAAAGCTCTAAAACTTAACGTATTAGTCCCAGATGATGCTGAAGGCCTATCTAAAGTTACACTAGTATTGACTATTATAGAAACTACCCTATTAGCGTATTTCAAAGTACCAGACCCGTTATTAGTTAAAGCTAAAGCTGCACCGCCTGACGTAGCAGATACTTGAAATGTATTAGTTGTTGAATTAACTACATAATAGATAGTGTTTATAACAATACCAGTTGTTGTAGTAATAACAGAAAAAGCCACCAAATCGCCGTTGGATAATCCATGAGAAGTCTTATTAACTAAATCACCTGTATCTGTAAATGTAACTGCAACGCCTGTTGTAAGTCCAGTACCTGTTCCTGTTACCACCATTCCAGCAGTAATACCTGTGGTATTAGACATTGTAACAAGTGTAGTTCCTGCTGTTGTCGTACCTGTTAAGCTAACTACAGGGTTTAAAGAAGCTCCTGGAGTGCTTGATATTGTGATTGTTTGAGCAGAAGTGCCGTCAGCTAAATTACCAAATATAGTTTCTAACGCTGTTCTACCTAATTTAGTAGACGAATAAGATATAGTTAATTTAGTGTTATAAACGCTACACGTAGTTAAACCATAACAGGTTGCAAATATACCAGTTAAAGCAGTTGATGTTACAGCAGTCATATTTAGAGCAGGTACTGTTTGTAATGAGTAGCAGTTAGCAAACATATTACTCATATTAGTAACAGCTGCAGTATTAAACAACGGTACTGTTTGTAATGAGTAGCAACTTTGAAACATACTATTTATATTAGTAACAGCTGCTGTATTAAATAGCGGTACCGTTTGTAATGAATAGCAGTTAAGAAACATACTACTTATATTTGTAACCGCTGCTGTATTAAATAATGGTACTGATTGTAATAAGGTGCAGCTGCTAAACATACCGCTCATATCCGTAACAGCTGCTGTATTAAATAGCGGTACCGTTTGTAATGAATAGCAGTTAAGAAACATACTACTTATATTTGTAACCGCTGCTGTATTAAATAATGGTACTGATTGTAATGTATAACAGGAAGAAAACATACTACTTATATTTGTAACGGCTGCTGTATTAAATAGCGGTACCGTTTGTAATGAATAGCAAGCATTTACCATACCGCTCATATTAGTAACAGCTGCTGTATTAAATAACGGTACTGTTTGTAATGAGAAGCAGCCGTTAAACATATTATTCATAGATATAACAGCTGCTGTATTAAATAATGGTACTGATTGTAAAGACCTACAACTTTGAAACATAGTACTCATATCCGTAACCGCTGCTGTATTAAATAACGGTACTGTTTGTAAAGACCTACAAGTATTAAACATACTACTCATATTAGTAACAGCTGCTGTATTAAATAATGGTACTGTCTGTAATGAGAGGCAACTACTAAACATACTACTCATACTAGTAACGGCTGCTGTATCGAATAGAGGTGCTGTTTGTAATGAGTAGCAACCGCTAAACATACTACTCATATTCGTAACAAGCGACAGAGAAGCAGATATACTGACTGACCTAATCGAATAACAAGTATAAAATAGATATAAAAAAGAAGTTAAAGCTGTCGTACCTTCTAAATTAAATTGTCGTAAATAAGTTAAATAAACAACAATGGGTGATGCACTTATTATTAAAGAAGATAAAGCAGTAGACCCAATAGAAATGTCTAACCAAGGTATCGAATAAGCTACACCAGGTAGAGAAGTATGTCTAACTTGTAAATTTATACCAGTTAAATCGCCTGTAACAGCTGTAATAACGACAATAACTTGTTTATACGTTATCCCATCAACTGTAACAACTGTACTAGGGTCAAAACTTGAATAAGTATACTGATACTGAGCAGCGGCTCCTGAACTAAAAGTCTGTACAGTCCCATCACCCCAATCTACCTGATACAAACCTGTCGAAGTGTTGGCAATTAAGGCTAAATAGTTTGAATCGTCATTGAATACAGCATATAAACCTACAAACTTTTGTTGACCTGTTACAGAAGGTAAAGTAAGCCAACCAGACGGTCTTATATACGGAGTTATATTTGGGTAGGTAGGATTATATCCAGCTCTATATTTAACTGGAGAAAGTGCTATAGAGTTTATATCATTAACAGACATTAGCTAATCTCCGAACCGAATGCTCCAAAAGCAACAGTTGCTGTACCTGCATAAACTGAAATTACATCCGTAGTTGCTAAAGTAACGCCTATTGTTAAAGCAACACTATCATTACTGTTAACACCCATTTCATAAATAATATAATGCTTTGGGTCAATAGTTGCTCCAGCAGGTCTAACCGCCACTCTTACTGTAGTAGACACCCCATAATTACAGATTGTTAAGGTAGATAATACTGCCGAAGTAGCTGCTGGAACTGTGTACAGTGTAGTTAAAGTTGAGGCTACAGGGCTTACTTGACCTAGAACCTTATAAGTATTTGCCATTTAAGCCCCCATTAGAAGGAAAGTTTGATCGAACCCAGAGCTACCGCTTACCGAATCATTATAAGTAGCTTTACTTGCTGGATATGTAGTAAATACATTTTGTGTACCAGAAGAAAAATTAACGATAGATCCTGAATTTGAAGATGCTAATATAGATGTTCGAGAAAGCGTATTCCCTGATGATGCGTATGTTCCTAAACCGACTTCCCAGTTACTACCTGCTGTATCAACAATAGCATAGTAACAAGTATTACCATTTCCAATAGCAGATAAAAATGTTCTAAACCCAACTACTGCACCTGCTAACGTAACTGCGCCTGTACCTGGGCTAGTACACGTTTCTTGGACTCTATCTGCTGAAACAAATGCCATATATCACCTATACGGGTTCTAGCTCGTTTTCATTAAACCATCGTGAATGAGATACTCCATTAGCGTCATTCCAACTAAAGAGATACTGTATTACCCCTTCTTGTGTAATAGTTAACTGAGTAATTTCACCTTGAGGTACGAATACAGTTAATTTAACTTTATCGCCAATTTTAAAATTAGTAGCCATACCACACTCCTAGGTTAACATAACTGTATAAGTGACGCTTAATGTATCGCCTGATACAACTGGTTTATTTGCTGCAAAACTTCCAGCAGAAAATAAAATACCTGATGTATTTGATTTAGCTTGAGAAGTACACAGTAAAGCTCCTGCGATAGTAGCAGTTGCGTTAATAGAAAATGATGTAGATGTAGATACTTTACTTCCTGCTGAAGCGGAAGTCCATCCTACAGTAATACGGTCAGTGCCTGAATAAGACGTATTTTCTGTCCAACCTGGATGTGATGCAAGAGTGTCCCCCGCTGCATAAGTTGGAGATGTAGCCCCATCAACTAACCCCATATACCACCCTGCTGTATAAGTTGTCCCAGCAAAATATTTGTCTAACATATCGTTTTTACCGACTGTTACAACTAAATTAGGAATACCCTCTTCCCATTTTAAAACTCCTTCGGCATCATAACATTTGACTTCATAATACCCGTTAATACTTAACTGTTCTGTATTCATAATTACCTTTAATTTGATGATCTAATTAATGCACTAGATGCCGTATTAGGAGGCATCACTATTGTAAACGTTGATGTTGCTTGTTTATCTGATCCAAAATCTAAAACCGCTACAGATCTATTGGCCTTAGTCGTATTGTAAATAAGAGCCGCTCTTGCTGTAAAACTAGCTGATACCCACACAGCATTATCAAAAGATACATACGCTGTATAATTACTTGAGCTTATTGTAGGGTTAGTTAAAATTATCCCCCCTGCTGTATACCCTGTCCCCGATACTTCATTCGATGTTGTATAAGCAGTTGTATTAGCATCTAATGATGCGTTTGCTGTATACAATGCAATCTTAAACGTATCTGTTAAGAAATTATGGATTGCTTCATACAGTTCTAACTTAAATGAAGTTGTTTGGCTTTGTACTATCATTTCACAGGTACTCTTGCTTGTCCTGATCGGTATGCATCGCTTCTATCTTTACCTTCACTCAATGTTCTTAATAATGACATTGCTTCGTTATACCGTTGAATATAGTTTTGCATAATCTCAGGTTCTCCTTTAAGGAACGTATACGCTTCAAGAATGGTTCCGTACAATAAAGCAGAATCAAAGTTATCACTCAACCATGTTGAACCTGCTGTTACAATAGATTCAGGGTAATAAAAATAATGAAGTTCT